GCTGCGTATATGGGTCGATACTATTTCACAACAGCTGCAGCCGAGGATGATTCTATGACAGCGAAGATTACGGCTCATGACTCCATCTACCGTTTGGAAGGTAAAAAATATCGAAACGGTGGAGCTGGCCAATGGACTCTTCTTCAAGCAGTTACTGCAGTGCTTGAATATTGCGGAATGGAGCTTGACTTTGAAATGCCGGATGAAATCGCAAGCCGTCTTGTTGGCAGAAATCTACCCAAAGACTGTACCGGCAGAGAAGCAATCAGGCTACTGTCCCAGGCGGCATGCTGTGCGTGTTACGTAAATCGAAATGGTGTATTAAGATTCTTCGACCCGCTCATAGAACGTCCTTCTGTCGATGCAATAGACTATGACAGAATGTCGGCCATGCCCAAAATAGAGGTTGCAGGCAAAGTAAATCGCGTGGAATTATCCGTTAACGACGAGTATGCAGGAAGCGGCACAGAAACCGTATATACGGCTTCCGATATAGGAACAGACGAGCTGGAACAGACCGCAGCCTTTTCAAACCCTGTTGTTGTATCGGGTGAATTAGTCGCCTCATGGCTTCTTGAAATGCTAAAGAGAAGACTGGCTTACAAAGTAAACGAGCGTGGGAATCCCGCAATGGAGATTTCCGATGTTGCGATTATTTTTGATGCTTACGGAGAAAACAGACCGGCGGTGATTACAAAGCAGCACTTTAACTTCGACGGCGGCCTTAAATGTGAAACTGAAGCATGGGGAGGAGGATTTTAATGGAACCATTGCAATATAAAAGAGAAAGTGCTGTCCCTTTAAATTATGAGGATTTAAATCGCATTGAGAACTGGACTCGTTTCCTTGCAGGAATGCTTTCTGAAAATGGTTATGACATATTCATAAAGACCAAAGTATGGTCTATGCATTCTATCCCTTATCAAAAGGAAATCGACCGGATGCGAAGAAACATCGAGAGGCTTCATTTGGGTTACAGCATGCTTCCGGATTGGCGGCAGATTACTTACACAAACAGCTTAGATTTTGGCCAGGTAAATATTCTTGAATGGGACCTAATGACCATTTATACCTGGCTTTCACGCATGGTGGCAGCTTTTTGCCGTCTTGGTGAGTTTCATGCAAACGAGGAGGTGATGGCATGATTGAAGTAAAGGATCGCATTCCATCCAAGCCCAACAGGGTCAGGATTGTACCGGAAGGCGGCGGCGCTCCCTTCCTTGCCGTATGGGAACGGGCTGATCAGCCCATACAGGAAGGTACGCCTGTTAACAAGTATTTATTTGACAGTATCGATGAATGGAATTTCCCCCTCACAAATCTTGACGATATTGAGATTGACGCCCAGCGTGTGACACTTGGTGTGGGATGGACCACGATTAACTTTACAAGGCCGCTATCCGGCATCCCACGAGTTTTTGTAGCTCCATCGGATGCCTTTATTATTTCTGTTATGAATATAACTGAAACGAGCTGCCTGATTGCCGCCCGCCAGGGCGTGACAGCAAGCGCGTATGCCGCGGCAAGCAGCGGCGGAGCAGTTACAACAAAAATTACCTACATGACAGGCTTTGACTTTGTGGCGGCCGAAGTGGATGTTGTCGCAGTTTATGATGGAGGTGTTAGCGTATGATTCCGCTTTTACAATCAGATTACTATAAATACAGCCAGATGTTTCGCGGGAATTTTCTAAAAGGAGCTTCTCTGTTCAGATCTCTGCTTGGAAATCTCGAAACCGCAGAACAGCTTATAAATTCTGCACCTGCTATGGCATCGGTTTTTACCGACTTTTCCAAAAGTGAAGCCAATAGGCAGTGCTTTAATGTCCTGGCAGAAAAGCCCTTCTACGAAGAGGCAATGATGACCTACTTGAAAGATATGGCTGCTACCTCACATAATACCAGCGCCGAGCTTCTTGAAGATGCGAATGATGTGGTAGAGATTTTTCGCAATCCCCAGTTTGACCCTTTGTTTCAGGAAAAGCCGGACCTTATAAGGAGAGCGTTAAAAAAGCGAAATATATATGAAACCCTAAGCGAGGATGTAAACAGTGATGTGGTGCTTAAAGCCGGTAAACTAAGTGTTTATTCATCGCTGCTTTCCGGAGTTCCCACAAATATATATACTTCCTTTAATGCCTACTGGGGCACGCTTAACGGTACAGACGCTCCATTCAATGCGGCTGAGAAGTATTACAGTTATACCATGCAGTATGACTGGTCAGTAATATCTGAGGAAACGGCGGAGATTTTCATGCCTGCCACGTTAAGGACACGGGTTGGAACTTCGTCCACCTATTACTACTACCCTTGCGTGTTCAAGTACAGCATCGAATCCAAAGATTGGACGCTCCTTGCTATATTTTCCACAGATACTAAGCAGACTTCCACTGACTCTTACGGAAGGCAGGGTTATGCTATTGCTTATGATTCCAATAAAGATATGCTGTATATTTTCTACAAAACAACTTCATCTACTACGGCAATAACCTGCGACATAGTGAAAGGTTCGACAGGAGAGCCGCTGCAACTGGGAATTCTAACTTCATCCGTAGGAAACTCCAGTTTGCACTTGCCGTTCTTTTGTTGTTTTGATAAGAACAGCGGACTTGCTAAATTCGTCTGGCGTATTGCATACTACCGGAGCAAACGGATGGCTTTACGGCTGCTCAATAGGTCAAACGGGACTTGTTTGGGAGGGTAAAGCAGCTCACCCTTATACAGAATGGTCAAGGCCTTATTCTTCTTACTATAGTGAAATGACAGGCGGTAAATATCGCTTTACAAAGGGTGCGATAGTGGGTGTTTACCAAAAGGGCGAAAATAGCTCAAGTTATCCGGCTGTTATGGTGTCAATCCATTCATCGGGGGATAAATTCAAAGCAAACTATCTTGAATTTGCAGCTAAAACGCCGCATAACTCACTTAACAGCCCAGATCAAGCCGTAGTAATGGAAAACGGAATGGCTGTACTCTCGTGGAACAGCATTGCCTGGGGTGCAGACGGTGGAAGCAACCGTGCTGTGGCTATCATTATGGAATTGTCCGAGAACAGTTTAAAACTTCATGACAGCTTGTTCAGAACCACAAGCTATACCTACACCCCTTATTCTTTTATGCCTTTTAACAAGGTGGCTTTAGTAAATAGCCAGTATCCGGAAGCCTGTTCAGTCTTCGGCCTTGACGGTTCAGGTGGAATGATAAAGCGTGATTACGATAAAACTTTTAGTGTGTTCTATTCTCAGCTTGCTCCTGCCAGAGGTTCAAGAAGATACAAACTTTATTCATCGGGCAGCAGCAACTGGACTTTGTATGACTTTGAAACGGAGGTGATCGCATGAAACTAAATGGGATTTTCTGTACTAACTATGCCGCCGGAGAGCGGTTTCGCGCTGTGTTGCATAGCACCACGGCGGATGAGATCAAGAAAATTGATGCTCATAACCTTGCTGTGCAGACCGATACCGGAGAGGTTGTTGAAACATATACGATTTACGGGAAACTGTACTCATACCGCAGCTTTACCGAAAGCGGTGTCTTTGAGGTGGAGTTTGCGCAAATATCTCAGACGGAGATAACCGCGGAGCGTTTGCTCTTGTTTATGGAAGGCTTGAAGGAGGGATATGAAAATGAATGATAAAGATTTTGGACTACTGCTTGGAAAGTCTGTGAAAGCAGCGGGCGACATATCGTCGCTCGTTTTTGTTTTCCTGGCACAAAGCGAGCAGCTTGACGATGTAACAGTCACGGAGCATGCCGATCTTTTCCCGGTCTGGGATGGAAACTGGACTGGAAAAGCCGGAAGCATTGTTCGCGATGAAGGGGCTTTATACCGTTCTATCAATGATGTGGGGACCGGACAAAACTCCAAACCAAGCGAAACAACATCCATGTGGACCAAGATCGGCGACCCTGCCGATGAATGGCCAACGTGGTTTCAGCCTATAGGCGCGCACGATGCTTATGGTGTAGGAGACAAGGTAACGCATAAAGGCAAGCATTGGATATCGGCTGCATCAGGCAATGTATGGGAGCCTGGAGTCTACGGATGGACAGAAGAAGTTTAATAACACGGGGGTGAAGAAATATGAAGGATTTATGGATTTTTATTAAAGTGGGATTTGCAGGACTGGGCGGACTACTCGGCTGGTATTTAGGTGGTCTTGACAGTTTCCTCTACGCACTCATCGCTTTTGTGGTGGTTGACTACATCACCGGTGTACTACGTGCAGTTGTCGAGAAAAAGCTTTCAAGCAGAATCGGAGCACGTGGAATCGCCAAAAAGGTGGTTCTGTTTCTTGTAGTTGGCATCGGACATCTTATCGATACCTATCTTCTCGGAAACTCGGGTGCGCCGCTTCGTACAGCGATTATCTTCTTCTACATTGCTAATGAGGGGATTTCTCTTGTTGAGAATGCCACGGCTATTGGGCTACCTGTGCCTGAAAAGTTAAAAGGTGTGCTGGCACAGCTTCATGGAAAGGACGGCGAAACGAAATGAACCTCCATAAACTCATTTTGACCAACAATGCTTGCTACAAAGCAGGCCGAACTATCACTCCTAAGGGTATCATGGTGCATTCCACCGGAGCAAATAACCCTTACCTTAGGCGATATGTGGGTCCGGATGACGGCTTACTGGGAAAGAACCAGTACAATAACCACTGGAATCAAGACAAGCCGGACGGCCGTCAGGTCTGCGTCCATGGTTTTATCGGTAAGCTGGCTGATGGCTCAATCGCAACGTACCAGACCTTGCCCTGGAATTATCGGGGCTGGCACTGCGGCAGCGGTGCAACAGGCTCCGGCAACGATACACACATTGCCTTTGAAATCTGCGAGGATGGCCTGACCGACATAGCCTATTTCAACGCAGTCTACAAGGAAGCCACAGAACTGTGTGCCTATCTCTGCAAGGAGTATAAACTCGACCCAATGGCAGATGGCGTGATCATTGGGCATTACGAAGGGCATAAGCGCGGTATCGCCAGTAACCATGCCGACCCCGGGCACTGGTTTCCTAAACACGGGAAGTCAATGGATACTTTCCGTGCCGAAGTTAAAAAGTTGCTATCATCAAACGAAGTGCCTACCTCCACCGAACTGAAGAAACTGTACCGAGTTCAAGTCGGTGCATACTCTGTCAAAGCAAATGCTGACGCCATGCTCAAGAAGGTTAAGGCGGCAGGATTTAAGGATGCTTTCATTAAATATTCGTGATAACTATTATCAAGCCCGCGGAGCGTAAAAACTCTGCGGGCTTTTTTTATTTATAGGTGTATAAAACGCTCCACTTTTCTCCGTATAGCGAGGAGGTGGTTTCTCGTGTTCAATGAACAGAAACTTGAGTTAATGCGTTGCCCTATTGGCGAAGGGCTGAAAATCGATGGTGAAGTGAACGCTACTCCGCATGAGCAAATGCAGCGCGAAGTTGATTATGTGAGAGCACAGCAAATACTCACTTCTATGCTTGAGAAAGATTTAATTACCTTGTCGGAATTCAACAAGATAACCGAATTAAATCGCAAAACTTTCTCGCCGCTATTAGCCGAGATTATGCCTTGAAATCGTTGATATAACTTCGTTTCAGAGGTAATATGTCACACTGACTAAGGAGGTGAGAATTTGAAAAAGGTAACGAAAATTGCTCAAAACACGACCAATTTAACCGAACAGACTAAGTTGCGGGTTGCGGCCTACTGCCGTGTATCTACCGACAGCGATGAACAACTCGAAAGTCTGGATGCTCAAATAAAGCATTATGAATCCTACGTCAATGCAAATCCTGAGTGGGAGTTCGCCGGGCTCTATTATGATGAGGGCATCTCCGGAACAAAAAAGGAAAAGCGGCCTGAATTGCTTCGAATGATTGCAGACTGTGAAGACAGAAAAATAGACCTCATTGTAACGAAGTCTATCAGCAGATTTGCTCGAAATACAACCGATTGTCTTGAACTGGTCAGAAAGCTACTTGACCTTGATGTTTTCATTTATTTTGAGAAAGAAAATATTAACACCGGGTCAATGGAAAACGAACTCATGCTGTCAATCCTGTCTGGACTGGCCGAAAGCGAATCGGTCTCCATCTCCGAGAACAACAAATGGTCGATTAAGCGCAGATTCCAAAATGGTACATATAAAATATCTTATCCGCCTTACGGCTACGACAATGTGGATGGAGAAATGGTTATCAATAAGTCTCAAGCTAAAATTGTCCGCTTCATCTTTGCCGAGATTTTGTCCGGCAAGGGTACCCACAAAATTGCTAATGAGTTGAACAGACGAAAGGTACCGACCAAAAAAGGCGGTCGTTGGACATCAACGACTATACGCGGGATGGTTAGTAATGAAAAGTACACAGGTGATGTCATTTTTCAAAAGACCTATACTGATGACTGCTTTAATCGGCACAATAATAATGGTGAGAAAGAGCAATATCTTGTAAAAAATCATCATGAGCCGATTATCAGCCATGATGATTTTGAAGCGGCACAGTCAATCATAGAACAGCGTGGTAAGGAAAAGGGGTTGGAAAAGCAAAACACAAAGTATCAGAACCGTTATCCCTTTTCAGGCAAAATCATCTGTGGCCAGTGCGGTGGCAAATTTAAACGCAGAAGTCACTCAAGCGGAAGACATCGAATCGCTTGGTGCTGCTCCACTCATATTGCAGACATCAAGAAATGCTCTATGAAATATGTGCCGGAGTCAGAGATTGAATATGCGTTTGTTACCATGATGAACAAGCTCATTTTCGGGCATGCAGTTGTTCTAAAACCATTGTTAGTCAGTCTGCGTGGGATGAGTTCCGATGATACTTTGGAGAGCATTCAGGCGATTGACAAGAAACTCGAAGAAAATGTGGAACAGCGAAATGTTCTGGTTGGGCTGATGACCAAAAAATATCTTGAGCCTGCCGTTTACAATAAGAGCAACAATGAATTGTTGCAAGAGGCAGAACGCCTGCGCCGCCAAAAAGAATCCATAACGCGATTCTTGAATAATGACTTCCAAAACCTAAGTGAAGTCAGCGCTTTGCTGCAGTATGCTGCCAAGGCATCGATGTTGAAGGGCTTTGACGGTGAATTGTTTGCCCGTTTTGTGGAAAGGGTTCTTGTTTATTCACGAACGGAAATTGGATTCGAATTAAAATGCGGAATCACACTTAAAGAAAGGCTGGTGAGATAAATGAGTCATACACCATTCGGCTACCGGATTGAAAATGGAAAAGCCGTAATTGATAAAGAGGCTGCAGAGCAGATAAAAACATTGTTCCAATCTTACCTGAGCGGCGATTCCTTGGCAACAGCAGCTAAGAAAGCAGGTATTAAAGCTTTCCATTCCGGTATCGGCAGAATGCTACGAAATACCCGATACATCGGTGATGAGTTTTATCCGCCGATTATTGACAAAGACACTTTCAACACTGCCGAGGCAGAACGAATTATGCGGGCGGAAAGACTCGGCCGTACCAAAAAGTCCAAACAAGAAAAAGAGATCGTCTATCCTACCACCTTTCGCATGAAAGAAGTAACAGAGGAACTCGACGACCCCTTCGGGCAGG